CTTTATCTCTTGGTATTGAAACAGCAGGTGGTGTTATGACTAAAATTATTGAAAGAAATACTACTATTCCTACTAAAAAATCACAAGTTTTCTCAACATATGCAGATAATCAACCTGGTGTTGATATTAAAATTTATGAAGGTGAAAGAGGTATGACAAAAGATAATAATATGTTAGGTAATTTCCATCTAGATGGTATTCCTCCAGCACCAAGAGGTGTTCCACAAATCGAAGTATCATTTGATATTGATGCAAATGGTATTATGAATATTTCTGCGGCAGATAAAAGTACTGGTAAATCCAATAAAATTACAATTACAAATGATAAAGGACGCTTAAGTAAAGAAGATATTGATGATATGATTAAAAAAGCAGAAGAATTTAAAGCAGAAGATGATGCTCTAAAAGACAAAATTGAAAAGAAAAATGGTTTAGAAAATTTTCTTTACAATCTAAAAAACAATGTTAACAGTGGTAATACAGAAAATGCTGAAGAAATTGCTGAAATTAAAAAAGAATTAGATCCTATTGTAGATGAAGGTCTTAAATGGTTAGAAGAAAATGATAATGTTGATGCAGAAATTTATGAAAATAAACAAAAAGAAATTCAAGAAAAAACCAATCCTATTATGATGAAACTTTATAAAAATCAAGGTGATGCAGGAGATCCTTCTCAAATGCCCAATATGAATACAAATGTTCCACCCGATGATGATCTAGATTAATTAATAAAAAAATGATTTTATTTTTCTTTTATATTTTATAAATATGTTATCTTGTTTTAGATCAATATTTAATTGTTTTAATTATAGTAATAAAATTATAAATGATGATACAGTTTCTCCATTAACAAAAAAAAATAATGATAAATATATTATATTAGATAATAATATTTATGTTGAATGTAATATATGTTTAGAAGTAATTGCATTACAAAATATTCGTATGTTATATCCATGTGGTCATAGATTATATTGTGATTTATGTATTAAACAAATTAATAAATGTCCTCATTGTAGAAAAGAAATAAAAGAAAAATTAATTATATTTGAAAATTTAATAATTGATGATTAATTATTTTTATATAAATATATATAATCATATATTATATATGTTTAAATTTATTATACCATATATGTTACCGTATTCATTTATTGAAAAAAAACAAGATGTAGTAACACATTTAAATAATTTTAATAATTATTATATTGATTATTTTATAATAAACCATATAATATCATAAAATTAATATCTGTTAATATATAACTTTTATGACAAGTTTTATATTTTTTCACTAATTCACATACCAATTCTATAGTATTTTTTCTTTTTTTATCCTACTTACATCTTTTCTCATTATTACATATATCGGTTGTGCTTTTCCTTTTTTTATTTAACATTTAAATTATATTATAATATAATATTACTTAAATATTTATATCCTATTTAATAAAATACCAATGTGTTTTATTTTATTTTTGATTTTATATTGTAACATTCATATTAATTCTTTATTATTTTCTTATAATAATTTTACTTATAAGAAAATTTCAAGAATTAATAATAATATAATATTAAAATCAAAATATAACAAGGATTTAGATTTAATTAATCATAAATATACTTTAATATCTGACAGTAATATGCCAATAATTTATAGTAAAATAAATTTACATAATATTCAATTAAAAAAAGCAGTTTATTCTTTAGAACATATTTATCCTATATCTCATATGACTGATTCCGCTAAAATAGATATGCATAATTTATTTAAAACAACAAAATTTTTAAATAATGCTCGTTCTAATTATAAATATACAGATTATGAAGAATTTCTTATTTATCCAAACAATACTTATTTTACTATTAAAAATGATGTTATCAATAATAATAATTGGATTACATTAGAAAATGATAATTATGTTAATCATAAAAAAAAATTATTTATTCCATCAAATGAATCTAAGGGAATTATTTCAAGAGCTATTTTATATACAACTTTTAAATATAACTTTGAATTTGAAAAAGTTATTAATTTAGATACATTAATATCGTGGTATCTAAAATATCCACCAACAGATAAAGAAAAATATCATAATAATTATGTTAAAAAAATTCAATATACTGATAATAAATTTATATCATCATATAAATGTAATATTAAAATGTTACTTAAGTTAAAAAAATAAGTTATTCTTTATCAATATTCTCAAATAAATATATGATTTGGTACTCCATTAATTTTACTTATAAATTCTTCTCTTTCATTAATTTTTAAATTTCCAATATATCTATTTATTTTACTCTTTGCATCTATTTTATTATTTAAATGATAATTGAATACAGTATTTGTTTTCCCTTTTATTACACTTTTTATTTTATAACAATATTGTCTTGATAACTTATCTAGATTACTATCAATTATATTATCAATATAAGCAACATCATTATTATAATATCCCAATAAATCATTTTCAATCCATCCATATATATTAAAATCATCTCCATAATTTTCTGTATATTCAAAACCATTTTCTAAATATTTTTCATATATAATATCTTTTTGTTTTTTATAACTAACAATATCATTTAATAACTCTTTGTTTTGCGGATTTCTAACTTTTGATAATACAATATTTTTCAAATCATCATCTAATTCTTCATAATATTTGAAACATTTTGATAAATTATAACTCATTATAAAAAATATAAAAAATATAAAACATATAAATATAATCATTTTTTTAAATAAACATCTGCATCTCCTCGAAGTTTACAGCAGGATTTAGATGCATATCACATTCTCCTTCATATTTTAATAGAATTGGTTCTTTATTAATATCCGTTTGTACAAAATAATTATTTTTAGAATTAAACATATGAATAAAGTCCCTACAAGGAGTTCCTCTTACCGAAGTATTATCGCCAAATACATCCAATACAATTTTTTTTGCTTTTAAAATATCATCATCACTCACTTCCATCCAATTTTTTCTAACAGTATTTAGAAAATGTTGATCAGTTTTGTCTACACTCGTTTTAATCCAGCGATTGCCACGAGCATCAGTCCACATTTCATCAGCATTATCAAGATTCATATTTGATATATTAATCAATATTAAAGGAATATATCATTTTTTTATTTTATTTCATTATTTTTATACATATTTATTAAGTTATCATTTTATTATTCTTCTAAATTTGTAAATTCTACCCTTTGATGATTTTTCTTTTCTTGACTTTTTAATCTCTTTTTTTGTTAATTCTTTAAAAGTTAATGGAGTTTTTGATGTTATTTTTTTAGTTGGTCTATATATATCATTTTTATTTTTATAACCTATTTCTCCTCTTTGATTTTTCCATTCTTCTTTAAACCATCTAGATAACCCTTTTTTTTCTTTTTTGACACCATAATATGAATCTTCATTTTTATATTTTTTTAAATATTGTTTTTTATATTCTTTTACAATAAGTCCGCTTCTATATGCCGAATGTTTTGGTATTTTATTATATATTTTTACTTTAATTTTATCATATAATATTTTATCTTTTGGTATATTTGACATATTTCTATAAAATAATTATATTTAAAAATAAATAAAGTTATAATGTTAATGTTAATATCAAATATTTACACAAGTGATAATTATATAAATTATAAAAAAATAGTTATTATTGGAGTTTATAGTATAATTTTTATTATTGGATTATATTTTATTAGCGATACTATTTATAATGATACTATTAATAATGACAAAAATATAACAATAAATTTTAAAAATTGATTTTATTAATTTTATAATTATAATTAATGACATACGATATCAATAAACTCGAATTACAATTAACAAATGAATTTAAAAAATTAAAGAAAAAAACAAATGAATTTCCGTATTTTTATAAAATTTATATAACTGATTGCAAATATAATAACAATTATTTAATATATATTAAAAATAAATATCCATATAATGGCGATGATTTATATATTGGATATATAAATTATATAGACAAATGTTATAAAATAAATAAAAATTATATAAAAATAATTAAGAAATATTTATTTTGATTTCTTTTTCTTTTTAAATGATGGTCGTATTGGTGGAGTTTCATCTTCAGAATTATCATTATGTATAATTATTAATTGAATTTTTATCATAATTATTTTATATAATTAATCATAATAAATCAATTTTTATTCTCGAAATACAGATAATAATTTATGTGTTTTTTTTAAAAGATTATTATTTGTAAATAATTTTGAATATATTTTTGATGTTTTTGAAGATACTTTAGATTTTCTTGTTGATGTTTTTGATTTTCTTGTTGATGTTTTTGATTTCATTTTTGAAAATGATTTTCTTGAAAATACTTTTGATTTTAATAAACTTTTCTTTTTATTTAAGGATTTTATTGAAGGAACTTTTACAACATCAAATACAATATCTCTATATTTTTTGCATTTATTTTTATTATATATAACATATGGTTTGAAACATTTACAATTAATAAATTGCCTCATTACATATATATAATTACCACTGTTTATTTCTAATAATTCATTTTTAACATTATCATCTAATAATTTACTAATAGCATATATATATTTTTTAAGATTTACAATTGTTTCAGGATTATTATCTGTTTGATAATCTATTATACATACACTATTATATGATTCAAAATAAAACATTCTATCATATATTTTTATAACTGTATTAAAACTATCTTTTTTTGTCATAAAATTTTCTAAATTAATATCCACTATACAATATCCAAATGATGCATAACAACAGATTATTGTATAAAATAATTCAAATACCTGTCTCATATTTAGTTTTGATTTTAAATTTTTAAATATATTACCATTTACATAACTATTGAATAATACTGATTCATTCTTTTTATTTTCTAATAAATTATCCAATTTACAATTATTCATATAACCAAATAATAAAAGCAAATTTGATGTTATATTATTTATAACTAAATTAGAATATAGTATTGATGTTATTAATTCATTTGTATATAAACACTCGTATTCATTATCGTCGTCATCATCTCCAAAACCATTA